TGCTGGAGTAGCAAAAACACCACTAGTTAAAAATGTATGTACTGTATCACTGCTTACTGTAGTAACAGTGCCGCCTGTTGCTCGTTGACTGCCTGCGTATCTAATTACTACAATACCACTACCACCGGCGCCACCTTCATTGGTAACAGAATAGTGTGATCCGCCTCCTCCTCCACTACCGGTGTTAACTCCGCCAGCACCGCCTCGTTTGTTAGTTTGAGCTCCGATAGTTCCAATTTCAGCCACTGAGCCTGAATTCAGTGCAGAGCCGCCACCTGTACCATTAGTAGTGCCGGCACCTTGTCTTGGAGCGCCACCGCCACCGCCGCCTATACCGCCATTGCCACCGTATACACTATAGCCAGCACCTGCGCCGCCACCTGCCCAGTATAGACTAGAACCTGTTATATTGTTTAATGTTCCAGCGCCGCCGTCAGCCTGTTGACTACCTGTTTGTGTAGCTGCCGCAGCACTGCCACCGCCGCCACCGGGATACCATGTTACTCCACTACCAGCACCATTATTACCTTGACCCGCTGTTCCGGTTCCCGGTAGACCACCGTAACTGGCAGCACTTTGACGAGCACCAGATCCACCGCCACCACTACCTCCATTACCTGCAGGAGAACCTGATGTATCATGGGAACTAGCGCCGCCGCCGCCGCCGATAGCAGTTAATCCTAATGCTGTAGTATCTTGTCCGTTTGATCCTGCAGGACTAGCTGTACCGGCAATAGCACCTGCACCACCTGCACCAACTGTAATAGTGTAACTACCGGCTACTGATAAATCAGTGCCGGCAAGATATCCACCTGCACCACCGCCGCCACCCATATTTGAGCCTGCACCACCGCCACCAGCTACTACAAGATATCTTACAGTCATTCCTGGCGTAATAGTAATTGATGCTGTATAAGATTCTATTGTGATAGTTAACGTATTTGTTGTGTTTACTTTAGCTTTGGTAGGAATACTAATTGTAGTTGCATAATTAGTAACTGTAAGACTACCGGTTAATGATGTATTATTAATATCTGCACTACTGATACCAGTGATAGTATAGCTTACTGTAGCAGAACTAGTTGCATGATAATAAGTAAGATTAATAGTGCTACCTGATACGACTGTACTAGGGGTGAGAGGACCAAATCCCGGAGGAAATGTGGTGAGACCGTCCCAAGCATAAGTTCCTGAATATACACCGGCTGTTGTAACGCCTGTAGTTACATAAGTTGTGGCATTAACAGTTTGTGACTTTAATACATTAGTTTCAGTGCCGCCAGTAGTAACCGTAGTATTGAATACAGAATCAATAGTTAAACAAGTGCCAGCATTGGTATAATTACCTGATGGGGCCGCTAAATGATAGAAAGTACAATTTCTTAAGGCTAAATTGTTAGTTCCATAATTATCATATTGATAACTCCACGCATTGTTAGCATTTGTTTCAGAGAATACACAGTTATAAAAATTACCCTTAGCACTGGCACTTTTAAAGTAAGCAACCTCATAACTTGTTGTCCTACCGTTATTATTTCTTTTAATAATAGCACCGTATATTTTACTACTAGTGTTAGCAAAATGAAATATTGCGCTATCTCTGCCTGCACTGTTGGCTGTATGCTGTATAATTACTCTTCCCGGAGCACAAACGAATTCTCTATGATTGCCACCGTCAGTTAATCCAACACTACTTCCATTAACCGATGTGGGGGTAATAGTATAAGTACCCTCCAAAATCACAAACATTGTAGCAGTAGCTGAGGTGTTCTGTGCTAATGCATAATCTATAGTAAGATAGGCAGCACCTACACTATTTCCCGTGTTACTATTACTACCGGTACTGGCACTAATGTACTTGATTGTACCAGTGAATGCATCTACTAGGCTGTCATAGGCGTCAGGGAAATTATAAATGTTAAGTGCGTTTGGTAATGCCATTATAGATTATCCTATATTAACGTGTTTAGCTATTTCAAAAATTTCAGGTGCATTCATACCTTTAGGAATCATATCTTCATCAATAATATCATCTACTCCGTCGCCGTTTCTCAATGCATGAATGCAATACGCAACTGTATCATCTTCTAATGCGGTCAGTTCGTGTAGATAATCTTTATGAATATAAATCATATGCGGTGCGGTGAATTCAGATATACCAAGTTCAGTTTCTACTTTTAACTTACCTGAAGATAAAAATGTAATGTGGTTGAAGGGGTGCTTATGACCAAGCTCGGTATCACCTGCCTTTTCAAATTTCATTTCTCTAGTGTAGAGATTTGCAACACATGCTACCTTTATAATAGGTTGTGACATTATAGATTACTGTTATCGTGATAAATTTCAGAAAAATGATTCATTGTATCAATACTTTCTTATCAAAAATAAATCTCTATAAGTAGAATCGTTTCCTATTGCGTAAGCATAGTATGCTTCACTATTGACCACAAAGGTTTGTCCCGGTGTATAATATCTCTGTAGGAACGTTTCAGTACCTCCTAGACTCTTGTATAATCCTATAGCCTGACCGCCAGGATTCATACTGGTCTGATGATGTCTAGCAAATGTTATAGGATATGCCGGTGGAACTAGTATGCCTGTTACAGGATCAGTAACTGGTCCAGTCATTGTAGTGTTCTGTCTATGTTTAGTTCTGAACAAGCCACTTCCGCCGCCGCACATGGGCACCTGCATTTGGTTACCCCAAAGATATTGTTGATTAAATAACGTGCTAGTGTTACTCGGAGTAGCACTATAATTAGCACCTGATAATGGATCAATACCGTACCCAGTAAAGTCTCCTAAACTATTGTTACTAATTGTGCCACTGGCATTATACTGTCGGTACCATGCTGGATTGCTATTATAAGCACCAGTAGTACCTTGGAAAGTTCTAGCAAACATACTAGCATTACTGCCACCGCCATTTTGATAGTGAATCGATCCGTCAAAGAATAAACTAGCTAAAGGGGGATTATCATCATATTGATCTTCCCATGAACTAGTAGTTCTTAATCCAATATACATCAATCCTCCTGGTGACCAGGTACTGTTAGTGCTAGTACCACCGGACATACAGATGAAATATCGGTCAGTACAAGCAACTAACCATTCACCAACTCTAGGCTGAAAGACATTTGCACCATCAGTAGTAGTATCCTGTGGATAATTCACATCAAATTTGTACCGCATTGTTCCTGTACCATTAGTCTCCGGCAGATCCACATTAGCGACACTTGCCATGTAAAGACCACTGGCAGTGGTAGCTGTATTAAACCCATGAGATGCGTGAATGAATGGATATGAAGAATAAGCTCCACTAAAATAATGCCCAATGTTAGTTCTAAAAGTCATTTTACGATATGGATATGCGGCTTTGCCACTATCTCTATATAAATCTATACGATAGGGTTCGGCAAAACTAGCACTATAGTTTGAAACCACATTAGTACTGCTACTGCTGGTCCATCCACCTGCTTCTGTATTGCTAATTACTTCTCTAATCACATCCACACTGCCTGCAGTGCCAATCGCTGGGCTAGCTGTAGGTGTAGTTATAGACGGCACTGATGGTGTGCTACCGGCTGCGGCTGTACATATAGCCTGTAGTGCCCGAAGAAAATTAATTGCTCTGGCTTTTTCGTCTGTTGCTCCGCCCACTGTAGGGTCAATTTTACATAACATAATTTACTCCGTTAATAATGAATAGTCGTTGAAGGACAGTCTTCTCACACTGCTTGAATCAACATAAGTCGTATGACTAGCATAGGTATTTTCTGCTATTTTCAGTAGACCGTATACTACTGATAATGCATTGCCGTTACTTTCGTGATTTACAAATACTGGATTTTCTATAATAACCACAGATCCAGCACTACTAAATCTTTTCTCTGGAGTAATATATGCTAAATTTATTCCAGCTTGAGAACCATAAGAGATGGTTGTAAATTTATATGTATATGGAAGAGTTACTCCAATTGATTCTGCATCTAGATCAAGTCCTGCCATTAACATATTATCAGTATAAATTCTACTAACTCCATTTTTACCAATATCAAATATTCCTATCTGTGTTCCTCCGCTTACACTACTGATATAGCATAATTTACTACTAACAACAATGTCAATACCATATGGTGCAGTAGTAGCACTATAAGTATGAAGGGGTACATTAGCACTTATTGGACGATATACCTGCCAATAAGTATTACCGGTTATGTTGTTGTAATTAGTAATATAATTACCAGTGCTACCAATAGTACCTGTTTGTTGTGATACAATGGTAGTGCCTGATTTAAGTTTTGCCATGTTAGTGACCTCAGTATCTGAAAGGTTCACCCCGGTACTCTGTGTCTGGCTATAACTAGTAACGAGTACATCACCTGCAGAGAGAATGTAGCCTGGAAGTAATCTACCCACATCACCCACGACCATTAAAGTGCCAGTATGTTGTGCCGTTATAGTTCCTATGTTTTGATATTTTTGTATTTCTCGTCCATTGACTAAAGTATCTGTACCTGATGTGTAGCTTTTTGCAAGCGTCACTGAAGATAATCCACCGGTTTGTGCTAGCGTAGCAGTTGTAGCTGCCGTGATAGCAGTAGATGCAACAGTTTGACTTGCACTTACCACATATGTGCCTGAACCGCCTGTACCAGTAATCATTCCTGTAATAGTAGTACCACCGGTTACGCCACTACCAGTCAATATCATACCTATAGTAAAAATTCCAGTAACTGTTCCACCTACAGTTAACGTTGTTCCGCTAATACTTGAAGCCGAGCTACCGCCTGTATTTGTAGCAAATGTACCTGTAATAGTAGTAGCTGAAACTGTTTGACTTACACTAACAGTATACGTACCTACGCCGCCTGTAGCACTACTAAATGCAGTGATAGTAGTATTAGCACTAACGCCTGTTCCAGTGATTACCATACCTATCTCAAAAACACCTGTTATCACACCAACGTTAACAGTCAATGTTGTTCCGGTTATGGTAGCAGTTGTATTAGTTGCTATTCGTGGAGTACTGTATGCTAATCTAAAATAATGTGTTACGTCACTGTAATCATTATGAATTTTACTATAAGTATCAATCATTGTAGTGCCAGTAATAGCAGTAGATGATACTGCTTGACTTACGCTTACTACATATGTACCTGCACCGCCAGTACCAGTACCAAGTGCTACGATAGTAGTACCAACAGCTACACCAGTACCTGTTACTTTCATACCTACAGCAAACGTACCAGTAACTGATCCAGCCACTGTTAACACAGTTGCGGCAATGCTTGAAGTTGATCCACTTGCAGTAGCGTTTGTTCCTACTTTAGCATATTTAGCTGAAGGATAAGTACCGTACTTGATACTAGTAGCTGTGTCACATCCTGCACTTAAATTTGTTGGAACACCACTACCGTTGAAAGTAGCAGTACCCTGAATTATTTTATCAATATCTGCTTGCATATTTTCTACTGTACACGTGCTATTCATTCTATATCTTACTAACATTAATTATCTCCTTGTGGTTCAGCTTCTGGATCAGCTTCTACTTCTAGCAAGGGTTCTTGATAACCAAGATCAGCTAGTCGAATAAATTGTTCAGACGTTACATCTTCAAAACTATGTAGAATATATGCTCCGTTGTTGGGTAACTGTATAACAGAAGTTGCTGAATTTAGTTGTTTAGCTTTGGCAACAAATTCATTTGTAATGTATTCTTGAGGAGACTCTCCTTCAGGAATAGTGTCTATGAATTGATATACATAACCAGAATATTGTGAAAATATTTGTTTATAGTGATTGGTTTGTGACATTATGATATTTATCTCTTTCTTTGTTTTGGGTATAGTTATACTAACGTTACTACATACTCTAAGTCTACTCTTAAATCGCTTGCACCCGCTCCCGCAGTAACATTTATAGTTAAGTAATCGTTTGTAGTCAAACTAATACTTGCCGCAGTTGTTGTCATTTTATTTGTGTTAGAACTTATATTGTATGTTCCAACAACTGAGCCGTTTTTCAATAACTGAAAAGTAAATGTACTAGAAGATGTAGTGCTCAAACTAGCATATACATTGCTGATAGTCAAACTACTAGGAGGATATAATCGTGCTGTACCGGTTGTTGGTACAGTAATAGTACCGCTTTGAGTCATAGAAATGTATTTTTTAACAGTATTAGTTTTTGTTTTCCAAGCAGTACCGTCCCAAATATACAATGCTTCTGTATCTTCTGCGAATGAAATATCACCTGTTCTGTTGTTTACTAAAGGTAGATATGAAGCATCTTCTACAATTGCAATAGTAGGAACAACAACAACGTCATTACCAGCTACTAGAGTAGCAGTACCTGCTACTTCACGAATCTTATTCTTAAAGCTAGGTGTATTTTCAACATATGTTGCTAAGTCTTGGGGTACAAATTTATCAACACTTGCATCATACACAACGCACATTTGATTAACTAAACTTGGAATAGGACGAATCTCAATTGGTGTTTTATGTCCTTCGTTAGTGTGTTGAAAATATATAACATAGTTTCCATTGATATTTGTCTCAACAGCTAAATCTTTAATAGTTATTGTTCCGCGCATTGATGAATGGAAACCGCATTGGTAATACAACGTATCAGGGGCACCATTTGGTACTGTGAATACTAATGTAGTTTGTCCAGCACTACCGTTGTTTCTACTTCCTGTAACACCAGTTGTATATTCACCGACATATGAATTTGCAACGAATCCAGTACCGTTGTCAGTAGTAAGATAGAATGGATGACCTTCTATAGAAGAATGTAAATTGAATGTGTATGTGCTACCTCGATACATAGGTCCTAAGTTTTTATTGTCTCCGTTTGCGGCGCTTTGATGATGGTGTATATTAGCAGCCATATTTTCACCAAACGTATATGCTCCTGCATTAGCAAAACTAACAGCATAATTAGCTGAAGGTGTATTTAATGTTGGTATTGTTAAATTAGCGGGTACTGTAACAGTAGTGCGCTTAACAACAGTACTTACTCCACCATTTATGTCAGGATGTGTTACACTAACATTACCATTATCTACAGCCCAATCTACTAAATTTTGAGTTCCTGCTCCATCGATCCACTTAAATTTTCCACTGTGCGTTTGAGTCATGTTACCATATATAGTCGCACCAGCAAAATTATGTACTGTGTAAACACCTTGCTTATACATTGGTACACTTATTTGTGGGCTGTTAGTGATTGACGTTCTTGCATAAGGTAATGTACTGGTTTCCCAAGTCCAGAACCAAGTAATATCATCGCCTGCATCAGGTGCCGCTACTTGTATAGTCAATACTTCAGGTGCGATTGTTAGGTTGAAGGGGAAAATCTTATCTGAAGAAAAAACCGTATTACCTAAATATACATTTGCGTTAGCGTCAAGATATAAGTCTTTATATGAATTAGTAGCACTACCTAATGTAGTATTTGCTACCGGTGTTAATATTGCCGCATTTTTTAGTTGATAATAATTTGACACAATTTTGTTTCCTTATCTATTATACATTTGTTAATATCCAACCTTGTGTGCTGTTATAGTATACCAGTGTAAATGCGGCTCTGTCAGTAGTTACTGTCATATTGCTATTAGCACCTTGAATTTTACTACCATTTTTATCAACAGTAATTGCATGTGTACTTGCATTACCTGTACCATCAATAATCATGACTTCATCACCTAATGTACCTGAAGCAGGTAACGTGATTGTTAAGTTAGATGAACTAGTGTCAACAATATATCTATAACCAGCTACTGCTGTTGTATTTGCACTTATTGCTGAATATGTCCAACTTGCTCCGGCACTAGTGCTAGTAGCTACAGCTACTGCTAACTCTCGTATTTGTATTGCTACACTACTTGCCGGTGCAGTTATAAATGTTAATGTTGAATCACTGATTGTATAATCAGTTGTTGGTGTTTGAAGAACACCGTCTAATGTTACTAAGACACTACTTACAGTAGACCCAGATGTTACCGTATAGTTAACTGTACTATTATCGCCGGTAGCTACCCTAGTTGTAAAACTACCACTACCTATAGGTAATCCATCAATTGTAGTAACTTCAATGTTTGATCCATTTGCAGGAGAACTACCAAAGGTAAGATTTGCTCCACTTAGTGAATAACTGCCTCGGCTAACAAATGCACCGTTGTAATTAACAAATACACTATTAATACTACTAGGAGGAACACTTAAAGTAAAGGTGTCTTGTACCCCATTACCGGTGAAGTTGTCCACTGCTATAGTAGTTGATACATTTCCACCTGATTGTGCTTCCCAACTTAAATTACCTGTACCATCAGTTGTTAGCACATAATCTGCTGATCCTCCCGGGATATGAAAATTACCAACATTACCTATTGTTACGTTACTTGTATTACTAAAATTAATTATTCCGGTACTAGTGAGTCCAGTCAATGTACCCACACTTGTAATATTTGGTTGTGCGTTAGTAGAAACAGTATTAGCTACACCTGAATATTCTGAGTATGCCCCATCAACAATAAACTGTCCACCAATTGGGTTAGTCAGTACCATTGAGTTTCCGGTAATACTAATATTACCGCCACCTAATTGAATTGTATTTCCACTTAAATACAAGTCTCTAAATCTATAATCACTGTTACCTAAATCATATGTAACATTTGATGTTGGTATTATATTACCTGCAATACTCAAACCTGTTAATGTTCCTAGGCTTGTGATATTAGGTTGTGCTGCCGTTGTAACAGTATTTGCATTAGTTGCAGTTGGTACATAACCAGTTACATTAGCACCTGTGACATTTGTTAATGTAGCTCCGTTACCTATAAAATAATTAGCAGATACATTACTTGTATATGTTGGTAGATATGCGGCTACGTTTGTATTACTATATGTTCCGCTAATGCCGGTCAACTGACTACCATTACCAATAAAGTAATTAGCAGTAACTAGATTACCTAAATTAGCATTACCAGAACTGATGTTGCCGGTGACTGCTAGACTAGTTAATGTACCTACACTAGTGATATTTGGTTGTGCGTTTGTTGTTACTGTACCTGCTGTATTTGCATTTGTTGCGTTTGGTACATAACCGGTTACGTTAGCGCCGGCAACACTTGTTAATGTTGAACCGTTACCAATAAAATATCCAGCACGAATATTACCAAAACTATTAAACGTGACAACTTCATTACTGATATTTACGTTACTACCAAAACCAAATTCACTATTTGAGTTATCCCATCCCATGAACGCATCGACAGTTTCGGTAGTATAGTAATGTAATAAAGTGCCTCTGTCTTTGCCGTCATTACTTGATAGTGGCGCTCCATTTGCGCCACCGCCCATTTCAATAATAGGATCTTTTACATATAAATTTGTTACATTTGTATATTCTGTATTTCCACTAACAGTTAAATTTCCTGTTACAGTCGCATCACCTGATACAACTAATCCTGTTAATGAACCAAGTGAAGTAATATTAGGTTGTGCATTAGTTGTGACTGTGCCGGCAGTTGTCGCACTTGTTGCTGTGTTTGCTAAGTTTGCATTAGGTACATAACCAGTGACATTAGCTCCGGTAACACTAGTTAGTGTTGCACCATTACCAATAAAATAATTAGCAGAAACATTACCCGTGTATGTCGGTAAGTATGCGGCTACATTTGTATTACTATAACTTGCAGGTAATCCGGTTAATTGACTACCGTTACCTATAAAATATGTTGCAGTGACATTACCTGCACCACTAGTTCCTACTGTTAAATTGCCGTAAATACCTGCATCGCCAGCTACGTTACCATACCTAGTAGTAATAGTGATAGTGCCTGTACTATCTTGTATATTTGCTGTTTTAATACCAGTGCCGGTTGCAGTTATTAATCCGGAAACAGTTAAACTACTTAATGTGCCTACACTTGTAATGTTGGGCTGAGCGGCTGTTGTTACGGTATCAGCAATAGTTGCTGAGTTAGCAATATTTGCATTTGGTACATAACCAGTAACATTACTACCAGTTAAACTTGTTAATGTAGAGCCATTGCCAATAAAATAGTTTGCAGAGACATTACCTGTATAAGTTGGAAGATATGATTGTACATTAGCGTTTGAATAGGTGCCGCCCAAACTCCAAGCTGTGCCATTTGCGTATAATAAATTATTTGTTTTTACGTTACCTGCACTTACATTAGCAGAGGCATCTATACTATTAACAGTGTAATTACCTGTTACGTCAATTCCTGATGCTTTTACAAACGTTAGTGCCATTTTATTATCCTATATTTTATTTAGCATATTATTATTTACCAATAAACGCACTTGTAGGTGCCGTGAAGTTACTTGTATAACGTGCGTATCCTTTTGTGATTCTTAGGTCGTCTATGTATCCGCTCATGAATTGTGTTAATGAGCCCGAATCCGAACCGATTATCAATGCGTTTGTTGGGTAATTTATTGAGTCAGTAAAGTTAACGCCATTTTGTGTACCATTAATATACATCTTAGTGACACCACTACCTCTAACTAATGCAACGTGATACCACTGCCCTAGTGTCAGTGCATTACTAGTTATTCTTCCGGAACCACTATAATACTGTAGTGTACCGGAGGTCAGCCATAATATACCAGTATTAAAATCAATTATTCTACCTCCAGTACTGTTAAAATATACCCATGCTTCCCAAGTAAAGTCACCAGTACCAAACGCAAACGCTACACTGCTAGGTACCTTCAAATAATCTCCGGTGCCATCAAAATAGATACTACTGTTATTATACTTTTTAACACTAGTGCTTAATTGTGTGTTACCTACAGTTTCTAATACATTACTACCATGTAAATCAATTATACCACCGTTATTGAAGTTTAGTAACAAAGTTGTGTTTGGTATTGCTGTTACTGATGTTGTTGGTGGGATGAAATTACTGGTGTATAATGCAAAGCCTTTAGTTATACGAAGATCGGATAGATAACCGGTTAAGATGTTATCAGCAGTTGAGATAATTAACGTTCCACCCGAAGCTATGTTTGTGCTATGTGTAAATGTTCCCGAAGCAACTCCATTAATATACCAAGCTGTACCGCTAGCGGAAGTTGATGTTCTTACTAAGGTGATGTTAGTCCAACTGTTAAGAGGTATTGATGTTGAACAAGTACTACCAGCAATAGTTGTGTTATTATTGATTGTAAGTACACCTACTGCTGATAAATCCATACTAAAATCAGTTGAATCAGTCCCGCGTACAAACAACCTAGTCATTCCCGGTGCCGCTGTGCGATAAATCCAAAATTCAATAGTATAGGCATTTGTGCCAAAACCTACAGTTGATCCGGATACTGTTAAATAGTCACCAGTACCATCAAAGTATGCACTACCACCCTGTAAATTTGAAGTATAACTTGTTGTACTCTGTGCGGTGTATCCAAATGGGTTGAATATTCTTGGTACAACATTACCATTAGCTGTTAATGTAAATCTATTAGTTGAGTTATCAATCATTGTAGTTGATTGACAGGTCAACAATGATACTTGACTTGCAGTTGCACCTTGGCTTGTTGTTGTCAATGGTGTTGTACTTGGTGTAAATGCCGATGTGTATAGTGCAGTGCCCTTGACCACTCGTAAATTAGAAATATATTGACTATTGGGGTTTAATATAATTGTTCCCGATGATGCATAGTTGGTTGCAATAGCACCGGATGCTGCCAATGCACCATTCTTGAAAATATAACCAGTACCGCTACTTCTAGTAAATGCCCAGTGTTCCCATACTCCTGCAACAGGTAAAACACTAGATGATGTTAAATCACTTCCGACATTGTATCTAGCAATTTGTACGCCATTACTAACAAAGTATATGCTGAATTCCCCGTTACTATTTGAACGGAAAATGTTACCCGGCACGGTTGTACTCAATGTTGTGCCTATTAAATAACTCCAAAATTCTACGGTAAAATCACCGGTACCAAATGCTAAGGAAGATGATGTTATAGTGAGATAAGAACTAGTATCAAAGTAATTACTATAACTGATCGGTACTGCTTCAGGTATACTACCAAATGGTGAATAGGCTTGAACTGATACATCACCGTTTCTAGTTAATGTAAAATTGTTTATTGAATTGTCAATCAATCTGTTACTTTGACATGTTAATAAACTTGTGTTTGCAATTGCTGTTAGTGGAGTTGTACTTGGTGTAAATGTAGAAGTATATAACGCAGTACCTTTAACTATTCTAAGGTTAGAAACGTAGCCTAGAATACTACTATTGAAGTGTTGTCCTATAATTAATCCAGAATCTGAAGAAGGAGTTCCTGAAACTGCTGTGGATGTAGTACCTACTCCATTCACGTATATTCTAATACCGTTACTATCTTTTACAAAAGCTATATGACTCCATTGATTTAAAGATATCGTTTCAGTAGAGTCAACAGTAACGGAGCCTCCATTAAAATATTTAAACCTAACAGTTCCGTTTGTATTTGGACCAAAACTCCAATAATTAGTACTAGATCCGGCTGCCATATTTCCAATTAAACACGGATTAGTATTTGTCAACCAGGTAGAAAGATTTGTTGGATATACCCATGCATCTATGGTAAAATCTGTCGTCCACCATTGATTTTGTGTTGATGTTGTCGGTACAGACAAATAATCCCCAGTGCCATCAAAATAATTACTCCAACCAGTAACACTATAAGGACTAAATGATCCTTGACTTGTATTACCAAATCGTGTGATAATGTTATTGAAATTACTGTTATCTATAATAGCTTGATTAGTTGCGCCACCGTTATATTGTAGTGTTAATAACTGTGTATTTGCTACTGCTGTTAGTGGACTTGTGGGTGGGGTGAACGCTGAGGTATATACTGCTGTACCTTTAACTATACGTAAATCTGAAATATATCCTAACAAGGGCGCAATCGCATGAACAGTATCACCGATAACTAATCCAGCAGTTCTGTCTAAATTCACACTATACGATGCGGAGTATCCTTGTACCCCATTAACAAACATTTTTAAAACCCCTGAAGTTCTTACTGCTGCCACATGACTCCATGAATTTAAGGTAACAGCCACAGATGAGGCGTAAGAGGTGCCGTCATATAAATAAGGGAAATTACTAGCGTCTATACCTAAGAACCAAGGTGTTGCGGTTGCGCCACTTCTTGCATCTAATAAACCATCATTTTCAGCAGAGGTTTTATAAACCCACATTTCAATTGTAAATTCCCCTGTACCAAAAGAAAGACCCGGAGTAAGAGATGATATAGTTAACGTATCCCCAGTACCATCAAAATATGTACTACCATAAGTGCTGTAACTACTGTTTGTAGTGAATGGTGTTGCTGGACTGATTGATGTATCACCAGCTTTAGTAATTGTGAAATTGTTAGTTGAGTTATCAATTAACCTATTACTTTGACATGTTAATAAACTTGTATTTGCTATTGCAGTTAGTGGTGTTGTGCTTGGTGTGAATGTTGAGGTATAGACTGCGGTACCTTTAACTACTCGTAGGTTAGAAATATATCCAGTTAATACATTAGCTGGCGCTTGAAAGTCATTACTTGCTATAAACCATGTACCACTAGTGGTTGAATAGTTGGTTGAATCTGTTGTTGTGGCTCTACTGACGCCATCAACATACATAGTGATTGCACTGGAACCATTTCTAACAATAGCACAATGATGCCATGTATTATCACAAACTACCACAGAAGTTCCTATATCAGTAGATCCATATCTTAATGCGCCGGCTGTTGTGGTACCATTATATCCACCGGTTGTAATATGTAATGAAGTGATTGCCGCACGACCGGACAAAATAAATTTGTCATTATTCAATGGAGCATTGATCCAAAATTCTATAGTAAATGATCCTGTACCAAATGCAAAAGCACTGTTGTTTGGGAAAGTAAGGTAATCCCCGGTACCATCAAAATAATTACTGTAATATCCCGGTGTATATGGATTAAACAATACAGGTTTTGTATCACCTCGGATAGTCAATCCAAAACTATTTGTACTTGCATCACTAATAAACGGCATAACAGTTGTTTCTCCACTCAATAGTAAGGTAACGTATTTAAAATATAGATCATTTATTTCCACAATCCATGTAATTGTTCGTTGATTAGTACGATTTGTTGTTGCGGCTGTGGCTGTTAATAAAGTTGTAGTAGTGCCAGCTATAGTTGGGGTACCACTGATTGTCGCAGTACTTAACGTCAGTCCAGTAGGTAGACTATTTGCAGTATATGTAATGCTTTTTCCGGCTGCGCTGGTTGCACTTAATGTATTAGAGTATGCGGTTCCATCTAAATTGATACTTGTATTGCTACTTGGATTACTCCATGTAACATTGTCGGTATTGATGGTTAGGGTAAACGTTCTAGTAACATCTTGTAACTCAGCATCAGTTGCAGTTACACCAAATGTATATGTTGTACTTGCACTATCAACTGGTGCAGTACCTGTAATTACACCATTTGCGTATAATGTTGCTCCACTAGGCAAACTTCCACTAGCTAAACTATATGTTATTGCGCTATCACTTGTTGCAATAACTTGAGTGCTTATTGAATTGGTTTCATATATATTACCAATACTACCGGCTGCAGTTGTATATGTTGGGACGCTAGAATAAACAAGTCCGGGCACTAATATAGCGGCACCACCTGTACTGTTATAAACAATTAAACTATAACTTCCACCGGCAAGTGCAGGGCTTGTAAAACTTATTTGTGTTGGATTAACTAATGTTACTGGACTTATTGTAGAACCACTTACTGTTGCGGCTACTCCACTGGCAAATCCAGTACCATTAACTAACACAGTTTGACCTCCGGCAGGGTCTAAAGCAGTATCATCAGTACCAGTTATACTCCAACCAGTTATAGTTGGTTGTGGATATAGATTTTGTACAAAGCTGGTTTGTAAATTAACAGTACCTTGATTATCGCCTGCTCTTTTACCACGAAAGCCACTGTTAAACATTAGCTAATTTCCTCCCATGTAGCTATTGCTTCAAGTCTTGAATTAGCGTTTGCAGTCAATCTGATACTATCACCTTCTAATAAGTAAAGACTTAATGTTTTATCAATTGGTGTATATGCAGTATTGATTGAAATTGCAATATTGTTAATTAATCTATATGCGGTAGAACTACGATATAAATCCACTGTTACTGTTGCGCTATTGCTAGCATCAACATTTGATATAGTTATTGCATTTACTTTGTAAATTTTTCCACTAGCGACACTGTTTGTTATTATTGCTGTTGCAGATGTTGTTACAGCTTGTACTGCTGTGTTTCCATATATGTTTGCTACTTGTACTATATTTGGGTTTGCCATAATTGTTCCTTAAAATCCAAAAACCAACGCCATGGCGATAGCTTTTCCTGTTGACGCTACTGGTGCGCCGTTTGATGTGATATTTGTTGCGTTTAATGTATTAGTTGATTTATTGAATGTTAGATTAGCACTTCCACCAGGTGATCCACTGTCATTAAATATAATTTGAGTGTTACTACCAGACAATACACCGGCCGTAAATGTAGTAACATCAATCTGTGCACCATTTATTGGTGTTCCTAATAAGGTTAATGTGTCTCCGGATACATCATATGATGAGCGTGTTTGTATTACACCATCAATATTAACGATAACTGCATTGTCACCCTGGGGTGTTGTTGAAAGAGTATATGTGTTTCCTGTGCCGTTTGCGGTAAAAATATCGGCTACCACATTAACATTAGCGTTACCTCCGCTACCTGTCTGCGCTTCCCAACTTAAATTACCTGTACCATCAGTTGTTAGTACATAATTGGCGGAACCGCCTGTAATAGTTATATTACCAACGGCTCCTAAATTTGCTGAATCTGTGGCAACAATATTTCCTGTAAATGTGCTTGCAACTACACTGCTATTACTAGCATGTAATAGTATATTGCCGGTCGAAAGACCGTTCTTTACGTTAAAATATTTAATTGTCACAGTTCCATATTCCCTGTTTTAGTTAGAGGATTTCTCCTCTAACTGTTATTTATGATTAATCATTTACGTGTTAATGTAAGTAGTAACTATATTTACCTTTGCATTAGCACTTGCTGATGTAGCATATAATGTTACGTTGCCTGATACCCCGTTAACATTACTAGATAATTCAATAATGTCAGCAGATATATTAGAACAAACACTTCCGTAAATTGTTATATAAGCAGTTGACCCATTATGTACCAATAGTGTTTCTACCGATTGATAACCGTCATCGCCGCTTGCAGAGATTATGTACTTAGCTGTTCTATACGTAGTTGGAACAAATTGGTCAATAACTGTACTAGTAGTTACACTGACATTACTACGATCACTTGTAATTCCAGTTGTCAAACTGACTACATCAATAGTAGCTGTTCCTGAAACATCCAAACTTGTAAGTGTACCAACGCTTGTGATATTTGGCTGAGCATTTGTGTATACTGTACCAGCAATTAATGCATTACCGACTTGACCTGATACGTTAGCACCGGCTACACTATTTGCAATGTTTGCATAATGACTTTGTACTGCACTTGCAACATTACCTGAAACATTAGCACCGGTTACTGAGTTAGCTATATTTGCATAATGACTTTGTACCGCAAATGATACGTTACCTGATACGTTACTACCGGTAATGAATGTAATACCTGCGCCATTTGCTGTAATATTTGTTACACTTAAAGTATTTGTACCTTTATTAAATGTAAAGTTATTGCTACCGGCAAATGCATCATCATCATTAAACTGAACTGTAGTGTTTGCACCAGATGCATTTGCTACAAGGTCGTATGGTGCTCCGTTAGAATAGTAAATACCGTCAGTTAACAAATTACCTGTGGTAGCATTACCGGTTACAACCAAACTAGTTAAATTACCCAATGAAGTTATATTTGGCTGAGCATTTGTGTATACTGTACCTGCGACTAGTGCGTTACCAACTTGACCACTGACGTTAGCACCTGTAATTGAAGTTAATAAACTACCATTGCCACTGAAGTAATTAGCAATTACATAGTTAGCACCTGATATATTACCTGTACCTGCGCCACTTGTTGCAATACTTCCAACTGTCAATGTACCAGTAACGTTTGCATTACCTGCAGTTACGTTACCAGTAATATCCAAACTAGTTAGTGTACCAACACTTGTAATGTTAGGTTGTGCGTTAGTGTATACTGTTCCAGCAATTAATGCATTACCAACTTGACCTGATACGTTAGCGCCTGCTACTGAGTTAGCTATATCAGCATAATATGCATGTACTGCATCTGCAACATTACCTGAAACATTAGCACCGGCTACTGAGTTAGCTACGTCAGCATAATATGCATGTACTGCATCTGCAACATTACCTGTCACATTAGCGCCAGTGATACTTGTTAATGTTGCACCATTACCAATGAAATAATTAGCAGATATATTTCCAGTAACACTTAAGCTACTTAATGTACCAACACTTGTAATGTTAGGCTGAGCATTTGTTGTGACAGTGCCTGCAGTGTTAGCAAAGTTTGCATTGCCTACGTTACCTATATTAGAACTGTTTAAATTTGTTAATAAACTACCATCACCACTGAAGTAATTAGCAACAACTAAATTACCTAAGCTAGCATTTACCGCAGTAATATTTCCAGTAGATGTAAAAGCACCGGTTTGAAACGGAGCATATGTACCATTAGCAAAATCAATAACTGTAGTTGGTTCTGCAACTACTTTGTCATATAGTTTATATGTTCCATCACTTGCATCTCTTGCCAATCCAGTGTGGTAACCATTTCCGTCATCATAGCTAGCAACGAATCCCAAATCATACAAATTAGCTACATTGTTTGCACCTATGAAAATTAACGGGTCACCGACTACCAAGTCAGTAACATTTTGATAATTCAAGTTACCAGTAGCATTAATATTACCTGTAATATTTAAGTTACCAGTAACTGTTAATCCCAACAATGTGCCTGTACTAGTAATATTTGGCTGAGCATTAGTATAAACTGTTCCAGCAATTAATGCGTTACCAACTTGACCATTTACATTTGATCCAGTTAATCCTGTTAATAAACTACCATTGCCACTGAAGTAATTAGCAATTACATAGTTAGCACCTGATATGTTACCAGTTCCTGCGCCACTTGTTGCGATACTGCCGGCAGTTAATGTACCGGTTACATTTGCATTACCTGTAGTTACATTACCAGTAATATCCAAACTACTTAATGTGCCAACACTAGTAATATTTGGTTGAGCATTTGTGTATACTGTGCCAGCAATTAATGCATTACCAACTTGTCCACTTACATTGGCACCAGCCACTGAGTTTGCAATATTAGCATAATGTGATTGTACTGCACTAGAAACGTTACCATTTACGTTAGCACCAGTGATGTACGTAAATCCAGCACCATTACCTGCAAAGTTTGTAGCGGTTAATGTATTTGTTCCTTTATCAAAGGTGAATGCAGTTGATGCGCCAAATGATCCACCGTCGTTGAATTGAACTTGTGTGTTACTACCAGCAATACCAGTTGATCCAGCACTTGCAAATGTTAATACACCTGAACCATTAGTTTGAAGAACATATCCAGCGGCACCGCCGGTGATATGAACATTACCAACGTCTCCTAAACTTACATTACTTGCAGTTGTAAAATTGATTGTACCACCACTTGTCAAGTTTGAGAGTGTACCTAAACTTGTAATGTTTGGTTGTGCAGCCGTTGTTACCGTACTTGCTGTATTCGCTGTGGTCGCTAGTGGAACATAACCTGTTACGTTAGCACCAGTGATATCTGTTAGTGTACTACCATTACCAGTAAAATAATTAGCAGATAGATTACCTGATATTGACAAGCTACTTAATGTACCTAGACTTGTAATATTGGGTTGTGCCGCAGTCGTTACAGTACCTGCAGTCGTTGCTGAACCAGCTGTGTTTGCAGCCGTTGCATTTGGTACATAACCAGTTACGTTGGCCCCGGTAATACTAGTTAATAAACTACCATTACCACTAAAATAGTTCGCAGTTACTAAATTACCTAAATTAGCAGAAGTACCGCTTACTAAAGTAATATTACCTACGTTACTAACATTGCCGGATGCCGCATCAATTACTACGTTACCTGTTTGTATACCTTGTTTTACATTAAAATACAGTGTTGTCATTTTATTTCCTTTTTATTTCTGCGTTAATCCGCTACATAAGTTCCTACGAAATTTACTGTCGTATTAGCAGAAATAGTATTTGCTAATAATCTAACATTTCCAGAATTAATATTACTAAACAATGTAACAATATCAGTGCCTATCGTTGATAGACTTCCATAAATTGTCACATAACTATCAATTCCGTCATGTATCAATAAAACCTCAACAGCTTGATACCCATCATCGCTGTTTACCCTCATAGTGTATTTAGCTGACCTATATTTATTTACCGAAAAGCTATCTACTACTGTGTTTGTAGTAACAGAAACTGGAGTTCTATTACTGTATAAATCATTAACTTTTAAGTTTGTTATTGTTGCTGTATTAGAAACTACCAAATTGCCTACGGTAGAGATGTTTCCGGCTATTAAATTACCTTGAACATTAGTATTTCCTAAGGTACTACCTATGGTAACGTTAGAATTTAGACCAAGATTAATGTTGTCTATACCAGACGAGAAAACTCCCGCATTTGATCCAGAAACTGTTATCAAACCAGCATCAAAACTTATAGAAGTTGTATCAATATTAGTAACATTTAATGTGTTAGATGATTTATTGAATGTAAAGTTTGCGACATTTCCAATATTTCCGTTATCATTAAATAACACCGTTGTGTTACTACCGATTGATATAGATCCATAAGATACAATTTCTACAATTTCTCCACTTAGTGGTGGACTAGAAAATGTAACATTTGATCCACTTAAGCTATATGCGGCATCTTGTTGTGTTATACCATCAATGTTAACTAACAATGATGCTTCGCTTGCCGGGATAGTGGTCAATCCAAATATTGTCTGAACACCATTACCAGTAAAACTGTTTTTAGTAATATTAACAAATCCAGGACCTGTACTGCCACCGGCTGCTTGCCAGCTTAGATCACCTGATCCATTTGTGGTTAATACATATCCTGCAATGCCTCCTGTAATTGCAATGTTACTTACTGGTCCTAAATCTGACGATCCATTAACCGTTAGACTAGTTAAAGTACCTAAACTTGTGATATTTGGTTGTGCGTTTGTGTACACCGTGCCTGCAATTAATGCGTTAGATACCTGACCACTTACATTGCCACCGGATACTGAGTTTGCGATATTAGCCCAATTACTTGTTATAGCATAACTGACATTACCTGATACATTACTACCTGATACTGAGTTTGCTACATCTGCATAATATGCATGTACCGCATCTGCAACGTTACCACTAACATTACTGCCGGACACTGAGTTTGCTACGTCTGCATAATATGCATGTACCGCATCTGTGACATTACCTGATACATTACTACCTGATACTGAGTTTGCTACGTCTGCATAATATGCATGTACCGCATCTGCAACGTTACCACTAACATTACTGCCGGATACTGAATTTGCAATATTAGCCCAATTACTTGTTATGGCATAACTGACATTACCAGTTACATTACTACCTGATACTGAATTTGCTATGTCTGCATAATATGCATGTATTGCGTCTGTGACATTACCTGATACGTTTGCACCTGATACTGAATTTGCAACGTTAGCCCAATTACTTGTGATAGCCCATGTTACATTACCAATAATATTAGCGCCAGTTATATTTGTTAATGTCGCCCCATTACCGATAAAATAATTTGCACTAACATTACCCGTGTACGTCGGTAGATATGCGGCTACATTTACATTTGAATAGCTTTCTGGCAAACCGGTTAGTTGACTTCCGTTACCAATAAAATAATTAGCAGTTATATTTGCTGTAGTAGTGACAGCACCTGTTAATGAAACTAAATTACCTGTATATGTTGGAAGATATGCGGCTACATTTGTATTGCTATATGATCCAATAATATTGGCAGCATTAATGTTTGATAATAAGCTACCATCACCTATGAAATAATTTGCACGAATGTTACCCAAACTATTATAAGTGACCACTTCATTTGTTACAGAAACATTACTACCAAATGTAAACTCACCATTACTATTATCCCATCCCATGAACGCATTGACAGGTTCAGTGGTATAATAATGCAATAATGTTCCTCGGTCTTTACCATCGTCGGTCGTTAATGGTGCACCATTTGCACCACCGCCCATTTCAATTATTGGATCTTTTACATATAAATTAGTGACGTTTATATATTCAGTTGTTCCGCTTACAGTTAAATTTCCTGTAATAATTGCATTTCCCGAAACATCTAAACTTGTAAGTGTACCGATACTAGTAATATTTGGTTGTGCATTTGTGTACACAGTGCCTGCAATTAATGCGTTAGCTACTTGACCGGTTACATTTGCGCCGGCTACACTATTTGCGGTGTCAGCATAATATGCATGTATTGCGTCTGTGACATTACCACTAACATTACTGCCGGCCACCGAATTTGCAATATTAGCATAATTACTAGTGATTGCGTAATTGACATTACCCGATACATTTGCACCGGATACTGAGTTTGCTACGTCTGCATAATATGCGTGTACTGCATCTGCAACATTGCCCGATACATTTGCACCGGATACTGAGTTTGCTACGTCTGCATAATATGCATGTATTGCGTCTGTGACATTACCCGATACATTACTACCTGACACTGCGTTGGCAGTATTTGCGTAATTACTTGTTATGGCATAACTAACATTACCTGATACATTACTGCCGGAAACTGAGTTAGCTACATCAGCATAATATGCGTGTACTGCATCTGCAACATTGCCCGATACATTACTACCGGATACTGAGTTTGCTACATTAGCCCAATTACTTGTTATGGCGTAATTAACATTACCTGATACATTTGCACCGGATACTGAGTTTGCTACATTAGCCCAATTACTTGTTATGGCGTAATTAACATTACCTGATACATTTGCACCGGATACTGAGTTTGCAATATTAGCATAGTGTGATTGTACTGCACTTGATACATTACCTGATACGTTTGATCCTGTTATAAATGTTAATGTTGCTCCATTACCAATGAAATAATTAGCAGAAACATTACCGGTATAAGTTGGAAGATAATTAGCTACATTACTATTACTGTATGCTCCAACTAAGTTAGATGCATTAATGTTTGTCAATAAGCTGCCATCACCTATGAAATAATTTGCACGAATATTACCAAGATTATTAAAGGTTACTACTTCATTAGTTACTGATACATTGCTACCAAATGCAAATTCTCCGTTACTATTATCCCATCCCATGAATGCGTCAATTGGGCTAGTAGTATAGTAATGTAATAAACTACCTCTATCTTTACCGTCGTTTGTAGTCAATGGCGCGCCATTTGCACCGCCGCCCATTTCAATTATTGGATCCTGAACAACAAGAGAATCAACGTTGATATAATTAACATTACCTGATACTGTTAAATTACCTGCAATTGTTGTGTTTCCAGATACAACTAAACTTGTTAAATTGCCTAAACTGGTTATATTTGGTTGTGCATTTGTATATACGGTACCGGCTATTAATGCATTACCTACTTGGCCACTTACATTAGCACCGGCTACTGAGTTTGCTATATTT